AAATGTATGATGTTGCTGACGGCAGTTCCGTAGGTGATTTTGAAGTAGCAACCACTAACAAGGATTACAAACAGGTTGAATCGGGTAATTTTTCTCTTGGTGAAATACCTCTTGTCACTATTTATTCTGGAAAAACAGAAAATTTAGTAAGTAAACCACCTTTACTTGATATTGCATATCTGAACCTTGCACATTTTCAAAGACAAGCTGATTTAATTCATAGTCTGCACGTTGCCTCTCAACCAATGCTTGTAATGGAAGGATATGACGATCAGACAAAAGACCTTGCTATTTCTGTTAATTATGCGATGGCAACACAACCAGGAAATAAAATTTACTATGTAGAACCAGCGAGTAGTGCTTTTGATGCTCAATCTGCTGAAATCAAGGAGTTACAGATGCAGATGGCTACTTTAGGAATCAGTACATTATCACAACAGAAATTTGTAGCTGAATCAGCAGATGCCAGAAGATTGGATCGAGTAGACACCAATTCCATGCTTGCGATGGTATCTATGGAACTGGAACAAAAACTTCAAAAGGCTTTCAACCTCTCGGCTGAGTATGTTGGAATCGAACCACCAGAAGTAAAAATCAGCAGAGATTTCGACATAGAGAGACTGATTGGACAGGATATTACAGCCTTAACATCCTTATTCGATCAACAAGTCATTGATAGAGAGGAGTTTAGGGATATTTTGGTACAGGGTGAAGTGTTACCAACAGCAAATGAGGTCAAACCCGAATAACCTGCTAGAATATTAAATAAGTACTTTAAAACTATGGCTAAATCTTTGGACAAGGTTCTTCAATCTGATGGATCTTACAAGTGGGAACTTGTCGAGCACATTTCTGAGGCAGCAAAGGAGAAAGCTAAAAAGCCTGCAAAGAAAGCAACCAAAGCAAAAGTTGTAACTGAAACACCTATTGAAAATTAATTTATGGCAATCGAAGAAAAAGTAATTCAGCCTGAGTCTGTGACCAATGCTGAACAGCCCGTGGCTGAAACTCCTTCACAACCACAATCCCCAAACTTAGATGCTATCAAAGCAGAATATGAAGCACAGGTAGCTGCTGCACGAAAAGAAGCTGCTGAAGCACAAGAGAAGTTTCAAGGCATCAAAGGTAAATTAGATGAAGTTTACAAACAAAGAGAAGAAAAACGAACCAAAGAATTAGAAGATCAAGGTCAATGGAAAACTCTTTGGGAGGAAGCAAATAAAACTGCACAGGAAAAAGAACAGCAGATAATGAATTTATCTCAGCAGCTAGAGGAGATGAAAACTTCTAATGAAGTTGCTTCTACAAAGACAACAGCACTTGCAGCTATAAGTAATCTTGGAGCGATAAACGCAGAACAAACTCTGTCATTGTTACAGGGAAAGTTACAAAAAAATGCTGAAGGTAAAGTAGTTGTTCTCAATGGCGGGGTAGAACAGGATCTTAATACCTATCTCAGCAGTCTCAAGAATCCTGGCAGTGGTTGGGAACATCATTTTAAACCAAGTTCTGCTGCTGGAATGGGAGCAAAACCAAGTCCAACATCTAACGCTGGTGGAGGTCAGGTTAATCCCTGGAAAACGGGCAATCTCACTCAACAAATGATACTATTAGAGCAAGACCCACAGCTTGCAGCAGTGCTCAAGCAAGAGGCACAAAAATAGTTAGTTTCCGTGAAACTAATCCCCTTGTCCGTGACTAGGGTATCGCAAAAGTTTTAAAGGTAAATCTGAATGGCTGCTCCGTTTCAGAATTATTCTGGCGGTGTCCTATTAGCGGACATCGTTAAGAGAAATAATCTCAGCACTTACGTTTCCGAAGCTATCAAAGAGCGTAGTGCATTTATTAAATCTGGTGCTGTTGTGCGTAACGCACTTCTTGATGCAACAGAAGGTGGAACAAGAATCCAAGTTCCAGAATTTAACCCAATCACACCAACTGAAGAAATTTTAGATGGTACAGCAACATGGGGTACAAGTAACTCAGGTCACTTGACACCACAGAAGATTGGAACTGATACACAGATCGCAACCATCTGTCATAGAGGTTTTGCATACGCTGTTGATGATGTAGCTGTATTGGCTGCTGGTGAAGATCCTATGGGTCACATCAGAAACCAGATTGCAGATGCTATCAACAAACTAAACTCTGCAAGACTTTTCAGCTTACTAGATGGTTTATTCGCTTCTGGTACTGGTCCTTTAGGTGCAAACTCACTTGATGTAGCAAAAGCTGGAACAAGTGCTGTTGAAGCAAACTTCCTAACAGCTTCTACTGTTGCAAGAGGAAGATCACTTCTTGGATCAAGAGGAGATGAGCTGGACACTTTAGTTGTTCATCCATCTGTTGCTTACTACTTATATCAAGTTGGTATGCTTACATTCTCAACATCTGCTCTATCAACTGGTGGTGCAGTAACTTGGGGTGGTGGCGGTGTCGGTGTTAGTGAAACAAGCATCGGACAATTCGCTGGCATGAATGTAGTTATTGACTCACAGGTTAATACAGTTGCTCCTGGTTCTTCTGGTCATCAGACTGAGTTCCGTTGCTTCTTAATCAAATCAGGCACAATCCTAGAAGGAGAGCAATCACCATTAGGTATTGAATCAGATAGAAACATTCTTTCCAAGCAGGATGTTATGTCTGTTGATTATCACAGTGCTTATCACGTTATGGGAACTAAGTGGACATCTGCTACTGACAACCCAACAAACGCTCAGTTAGGTAACTCAAATAACTGGGGTATCACATACGATGCTGATTTAATTCCTATCGTTGAGATAATCGTCAACTCACCTCTTGATACAACTAACATTTCTTAGTAGTATTATTTCGGTCATAACGAAACCTCATCAAATATTGGTGGGGTTTTTTCTTTACGCTACAATAAAACTAAATTACTTTTTGGATCGTGGCAGCAACTATAGACGCAACAATAAAAGGAGCTAATGCTAATAGTTACGTTACTCTTTCTGAATCTAATGACTATTTTGATACTTCTCCCGATTCCTCTACTTGGACTAATAAAACAGATGACCAAAAGAAGAGAGCATTAATATCTGCGACAAGATGGATTGATACTATGGTTTACTACGGAAATAGATGCGATACGGGACAGGCACTAAAATTTCCAAGAAATAATTATCAGGTAGATGGAGTGGAACTATCCTGTTCCACCATTCCCCAAAGTATAAAGTACGCACAATTTGAACTTGCGAGAGCATTGGCAAATGATACTGGAGCAATAACTGGTACTACTGGTAAGGACGGAAACTTCAGCGAAGTAAAACTAGGTGATATAGAAGTTAAGTACAATACTGACAGTCAGGGAACAGGATCAATAAATAATATTCTTGACGTTTATCCGTGGCTTCAAAGTTATCTTGGAGCGTATATGCTTGGCGGAGCAGGAACTTTCCAACTAAGGGCGGTTAGAGGATAATGGCAGGACAACTAGACACAGCACTAAAACAGATCGCAAAACAAGTTGTATCTGACTTAGGTAATTCATTAGACACCAGTATTGTCTACACAAGAAAAACATCTCCTGTTTACAACACATCTACGGGTGCGATCAGTACAACTGATCTTACATTCAATATAAAAGTACCGATAGAGTTTGTACGTTCCACAGAAGAGGAAGGCTTTCAAGAAAATGTAGCAAGGTTATATGTAACACCAGACTTGATAGGTGATAGTCAACCATTGTTACAGGATGAGATTACTTTAACTTTTTCTGGTTCTACAAGAGAAGCTAAAATAACTGATATTCTGACTGTAAAAGGTGGTCAGGAATACTTATTCCGTATTGATGTTATTTTCTAATGACTTTAGTAAACGCAAGAGCAGCATTTGAAACCGCCATCAAAACTGCTGTAAACGCTGCTGATAATACAGTGACAGTAGTATTTGATAATATGCCTTTTACAGTACCAGGTAAGAATAAAAAATATGTAATGGTAAGTTTAGATTTTGCTCAATCTACAACTCAAACTCATGGTGCAGCTCAGGACTATTATTCTGGTTCGATCAGATGTGGAATTATGACACCGCCAAACAGAGGAAGTGCCGTGGCATCTGCTATAGCGGAGTCTGTGATTGATGGATTAACTTCAGTAAATGCCGCAAACTATAGTGATACATTCTCTGTAAGTCCAAGAGTATCTGCTGTGCAAGGTCCAACTTCTGTTACTGTAGAGGGCGATAGTCATTACCTATCAGTTGTAAGCTGCGAATTTACTGCTAATGCCTAGACCATTTAAAAAATTAGCTAAAGATATTGAAAAAGATATTTTAAAAGGTAGAAAGGAACTGGCCAAAACTATCGTCAGAACACTTACTGAAGAAGGTCCGTGGTGGACAGGTACATTTGGTGAGAACTGGGTCGTATCAAAAAATCCAGTGCAGCCCACTAAAAAAAGAAAACCAGATTTTCCTGCTTATATGATGCCAGATCGTACAGGTAGAAGAATAAAAAATGCAAGAGTACCTAATGTAGCTTTAGGTGAAGATTTATATGTAGGCAACAAAGCTAAATATGCTGGTTTTGCAATCAACGCACCAGGTCAAACTTTACCTAACTTTGCAGGAGAACAGGTAACTTATAAACAACATAGTGAAGAACGTAAAACAATAACAGCAAGAAAAGGCCCAAACTGGTACAACATCTATACAAAAGGTGGATTAATTAATGTTGATATAAATAAAGCATTTAAAAAGGTTGGCTTTAAATAATAAAGTAGTAGTATAGTTAGTAAGTACAATAATTTATTTTGCATGGCAACAGAAAGAGCAATCGACAAACTGAAAAGAGCCTTCAGTATAGACAGTAAAAGGAGTTATCCTATTTATAGAAATGGAGAGTTAATTTTAAATGTATATTGGCGACCTTTTACTATTGCTGATAGAGATGGCATAAATGCTACTCTAGTAGCAGCGAACAGAGGACAAGAAGAAGGAAGTTTGGATTTTGCTCTACAGGTATTAATAAATAAAGCGGAGGATGAAGCTGGAAATAAACTATTTTCTGAAGGAGATCGAGCCAGCCTACGAAGAGAAATACCTATGGCAGTGCTGATAGAACTGATGACTAAGATGCAAGAGTTGGGTGAGGAGGCTACTCCTGATGCGGTAAAAAGCACATCTGAACAAGAATAATTATTTATACTTACAGTTTTTTATTGCTGAAAAATTAGGGATGACTCTAGCTGATCTCAAGAAAAAGATGACGTTGGAGGAACTTTATGGATGGAACGCATACTTTACATTAAAAGGTGAAAGGGAAGAAAAAGCCTACGAAGATGCACAAAAGAAAGCTCAATATCGTAAGGTACGCTAAAGTATAAATAATGTTTTTTAAAAAATAGTGGCTGGCTCTAATTACGAAGTCAATATTAAGTTAAACCTTAAAAGTGTTAATAAGCAGTTAAATAATCTTGAAAAACGTATATCAAGAATAAATAAATTAGCTCAAGGTGGTCGAGCCAGTAGAACAGTAAATAAAAATGAACAGGAAAAGTTAAAGTCAGCAACTAAAAGATTTCAAATAGAGACTAGAACTACAAGAGAGCAAAAGAAACAAACTTTAGAAAAACGCAAACAATTTAAAATAGATCAAGACAATTTAAAACTTATAAACCAGAAGAGCACTGGAGGAGGTCGATCCACTGGTGGTGGAGTTGTAGGAGGAGGAAACAAAGGGAAAGGTGGAGGAGTTTTATCAAGTGCATTAATTAGTGGTTCGTTTCCACTATTGTTTGGGCAGGGAATAGTTGGAGGTGCTGCTGGTGCATTAGGTGGTGGACTTGGTGCAAAGTTTGGTGGGCAGATGGGAGGTTTTGCAGGAGGTCTTGTTGC